CTCCATCCAATTATAGAGGGTAGAGCGGGAAATTCCCGCATATTCTGCCGCGATCTCATACGTAGCGCCTAGCCTTAGAGCCTGTACAATAAGATCTCGTACTGGTTTAACAAATTTCGATTTTCTAGCCATTATTCCGCCTCTTGATCTTGATCTCTATATTCTTTTTTCGCCCAATTGATACGACCCTCTATTATAGGGTAATAGTCCGCGGTCATTTCGCAGCCTACCGCATTAAAGCCCTCTAATATAGCCGATACTGCTGTGGTACCGCTACCCAGAAAAGGATCGAGTACAGTACCCCCCGCAGGCGTTAATAATCTACATAACCACCGCATTAATTTTATCGGCTTTACGGTAGGATGGAAATTTTTAACCTGATCCGCAGTACGCCCCGCGCCCGCTCTGGGCGAATTCAAGCCGTCCGATCCCTCTTTTCGCTGTGTAGCCTCTGCGCCTGTTTTCCCTTGTATATGTTCTAGCCCTGCCTCTTTCTCGGCGCGCTGCGGCTTCGAGCACTGATAGACATTAGCAGGCCAGCGCCCGCCCTGCGGCTTATAGGTATTTAAGTCAATACTTTTCTGTGATACGATCGGAACTGATCCGCCTTTTGATTCTGATTGTATCCGATCCCACTGATCCGAACAGTCGGAGCTATCCCCGAAATGACAATCATCGCCATAGGGGAAACGCCCCGCGTCTATATTGATCGCCCCTGTTCCCCACTTTAGAACATTCTCAGCAATACTAGAGCAGTCCGGATCGATAGGCTTGCGAGCTAGTACGGCGGGCTCCTGAGCAGGCTTTAACGCTGTACCCCATCCTTGCCATTTTTGCGCTTGTAGGCTGTGTGGTTCTGTGATGTTAAAGTTATCTTTAAAGCCATAGGCGCCCTGCTGTCCACAATGACTTGATCCAATTCCTTTAGTCTTGCTTGCGATAACTTTACGCTTTTTCATATTCTCGCTTTCTACTGTTCTATGATTCACATAATCCTCGACCCAATCAGGAACAGGGATCGAGATATATGGGCGCATCTTCTCAAATAGATCCCTTGTAGGTATTGCGGGCTGTAATTTACTAGAAAGATAATGCGATCCCATATTTGTATCAGTGTATTGATTGATCTGCTTTGCTTTTAATCCTGTTGATCTCATCCATTCAGTAAAACGCAATTGCATTTCTCTTTTTGGTGCTAGTCCTGTTATTTTTTCTAATGCCTTAGATATATCTAGACTTTTCGGAAATCCGGACGTGTAGATCCAGCTAATCATATCGCGCACCTCGAAGCCTGCATCCTGTAAAGCTACGCCCATCGGAAAGACAGTACGAGATCCAGAGAAAGCTACCAGATGACCGCCGGGCTTTAATACTCGCAGGCATTCCGCCCATAGCTCTACAGAGTAGGCGATCCCTGTGCTATCCCACGCTTTACCCATAAAGCCCAATTCGTACGGGGGATCGGTTACGATGCTGTCTATAGAGCAGTCGTCTAGCTCTTGTAATTTCTCGAGGCAGTTACCCTTTAATAGCTTAAAATCGAGATTTATCTCTACTGGCTCTAATTCGATCGGCTCTCTCTCGCTTTCTTCCTCGCTCTCTAGGTTTTCCAGAAAGTTATTTAGCTCATCATCATCGAATCCTAGATTACTTAGATCCTCGTCTGCTAGCTCGTTTAATACTTGCTCTAATAGCTCCGTATCCCATTCTGCCCTCTCATTCAATTTGTTATCGGCTATGGCTAATAGCTGCGCATCTACCATATCAAGATCCATAAATCGAACGGGGATCTCTACGAGTCCTAATTTCTTCGCTGCCTTATAACGAGTATGACCCGCTATAATCATTTTGTCCTCTTTTCGAGCGATGATCGGCGCAGAGAATCCGAAGCGTTTTATGCTCTCGGCTACCTCATCTACAGCGCTGTCATTTTTGCGCGGGTTATTTTCCCACTCGTTTAATTCATCGATTTTTACGTATTCTGCGGCTATTTTCGCCATGTTACCTCCTAAGTTTTTTCAAAAAAATTTTTCAATATCAAAAAAAAGCGGCAATACACACACCCCCGCCCCTCTTTCTACTACACACACGCCCCATTTTATCGAGGCTGTAGGGCATTTATTCCTTTTCTCGTCGCTCTATTCGTCGTAGCTCTCTATTTACCCATTTCTGCGCAGGTGTTCCGCCCCATAAAGCCCACGCTATCGCAGCTTTAGAGCTTTTATCTCGGCGAGCCTCAGCGCTGCCCTCTGCTTTACTATGACGAGCAAACCACGCCCGCATTAGTAATAGCTGCTCTTTATCGATCTGACCCTTGACTAGGCGTCTAGCTGTCCTCATACCTGTACCGGCTACTCGCTTGCCGCCCTCATCCTTATAGGCAGCGCGGCGCGACATCGGCAGAGAAATATTATAGTCAATAGCTCGCATCGCTATTAGCTGGATCTCTTTTGGTACTCTAATATTTTTTGGCATGTTATCCTCCGAGTATTGTAGTCCGCTGCTCAGCTAGCGGCGGTAATCTCATAGTTATTAATGTTATCGAGCCGCTGTATCTGTAGCTCATACATTCCATTCTATCACACCATTGTTTAACCCGCTTGCCTGCTAATAGACGCTCGAAATCCTTCCAAGATATGGATAGCTCGTACTGTGTAGTATCGGCTCGCCACGTGATCAAATCAGTGATCTCTACGTCGTTATCTGCGAGGTATTGACACGCGTTAGCTAATTGCTGAGATGGTTTAATCATTTCTTGCTCTCCTGTATCGCCCATAAAGCTACCCCGCAGGCGTCGGTAATATGATCCAATTGCCCGCAGAGATCTAGATAGAGAACTATCTCAGGGCATAGAATCGGAACCATAGACAGCGACGCCTCTTTACATTTTGCTCGCTTAGTAAAATGAGGAACGTCTAATAGATCTTTGCGCCACTGGCTAGCCATTACCCATGTAATCGGGCAAGTAGATAGATGAGTCATAATCGCCCCTCTTACACCGCCTACAATCATTCCCGCCCGCTTCGCTACCTGTCTGCCTGCATTAGGCGATCTAGGGTTAATATAGGCGTCCTCGCTAACAATAGGCAGAGATAGCCCCGCACCGTAGTTATCTCTAATCTTATTCCCGATGTACAGCCCTATCTCGGCAGCGTCCGCTAGTATGACCTCGATAACTCTATTACCCGTACAATACGATAGTTTATAGACTCGCTGCTTATTTCTAGTGACCTGCCGCCAGTGATAGACCGCAGCAGGTTTATCGTAATCATCTAGTAGGACGGCGCCGCCCTCGTTAGCTGGATCAATACCGAGTAACATCGTCGCCCCTCCAATGTATAGTAATTGCCTGTATGCAATCTATGAGCAGATACGAGGCATCTACGCGCCGCTCTGTAGCTAGGATAACAACGATCCGTAATAGCATCGGCAGCGTTAGCTTTACCTCGCCCTGCTGTAGATAGCGGCGGATATGCCTAGAGGAGATCCCGATCATCTGCGCGAGCCATTGAGGATCCCGCTCTGCCTCGAATAGCTGATCCTCTACCCATAGCCCGAATAATGATTTATCTAGCGCTTTACCGCCCATAATAGCCCCTCTTTTGTAGAATTGTATCGGAAAAGACGAGTTTTGTCAATATGTTTATGTATGATAAAGTAGAGATCGCTCTAGTATTGGCCGGCCTAATGGCATCGGGTAAAAACGGGTAGAATTTCGCCTATATTGGCCTACGCGCCGGGATAAAGTACAGAATAGGCCAGAAAATAAGTTTCTAAACTTATAGATATATATAGCTCCGTATATAGCCCCTATATACTAAGGCTAATAATACTTTAGTATATATAAATATAGTAATTATATATAATTATAGCTGATTATAGGCTTATACCCTAGCATATCGAAGATCGATCTACTTGTTTTTTCCCGATGCTACCTATTTAATAGGTATTTAATGACCTCGATAAATAGGGGCTACTCTGTGATATAGCTGTATTCTGTTAGTTGCTGTTTTCTATGGGTCACCCGATGCAAATTATTTTTTTTGAAAATAATCCTTGACACACTGTAAAAGACATTATACAGTAAGAGAGTAACAACTAACCGAAGAGGTACAATATGCAAGTAACTAGAAAAGAAATGCAAGCACTACAGGCGATCGGAGCTAAATTATTTAAAATGGGCTATGACGAATCAGAGGTAGAGGAATACTGCGACATCCATGAATATATTGAAAATGCAGAATATACAGATAGAGGCTATTACATCTATTTAGGATGGATCGAAGCCCGCGAGGATTTTACAGCAGAAGATAAATACTACTCTATGTATCAATAATCACTAACTATTTTTTGACCTGAGCATGTCGTTAAACTGCTCATTTTAACTAATAAACAAGAGGTAACAAAATGATTAAACTAAAACTAGGAATGATACTAAGAGCAAAAAAAGACCTAAGAACAGGATCTATTTTTGGTTGCAATGATGATAATATATGCAAAAAAAACACTATTGTTTTTCCAAAAAACCCCACTAGTAAAGGCGACGTAACATG